TGAATGTCCGTATCTTTCATCACATCTGTATAGGAAAATATTATCCTTGAAATTAAAAGCGAAAACTTCTAGTGTTGGATTGATAAGATTGCTAACTCTCTTAACAACATCTAATTCAACAAATGAGTCCATGTTGTTGGAAACTTCCAAAATAATTGGATAAAAATTCTTATTTACAATAGGAATAACTGGTGATGAGAAAACGCTCTCTAATGTCGATTCACCGTTAAGCTCATCCTCATTAATAAAAAGTCCTTTCTTTTCTACACCAATACCAATAGTCAAATATTCAGAAATTCTGAAATCGATTCTTGATTCTGAAACATTGCAAAATTGCAATGCTGTTTCTAGCGTTCTAAGTGTTCTTAGCTTATTGTCATCCTTTACATGTGCCTCTAAAAGAGTTTTCTCAATGGTACCCTCTGATAATAGGAACCAAGAATCTTGAATAAATGCCAAGTGTCCTTCCTCAACATGCTCAACTATTGTATAAACAGGCTCTACTCTACCACCGCTCAAAAGATTAGTCTTTTGCTCTGGAGAATCGGTAAGATTATGAACGAACAACCTTATTTCAGGAACCCAATCATAGACAGCTAATTCGTTAAGAATCTTAGACATTCTATCTTGATCAGTTTCAAGATTAATAGTCTGTAATAAAACATTCAATGGATGTCGATAAACCTCACCTTGGTTTTTTGAATTTATAACATTATACAAGTTTTTCAATTCGTATAACAATTCATATTGTATGTAATCATCATTCAAACCCTCAAGAAGGGATTTTACTCCTGAATCGTACATAAACGGCTTTAATTTACCATTTAATGAGCTAATAACATTCTTTTCTTCGTTATCCGAAAAGTTCATGTGTCCCTCAATGATATAGGCTATTTCCGATCTGTCGAAGTTTAAGCCCTTTTTAAAGTTGAAAAGTTCAAGTTTAAGGTTTTTCATACTAAAAATTTATTTTTTTATATAGAGTATATATTATCATAAAAAAACCACTTTTTTCTAAAATAATTTTAATCGGTTGTATCAGAATCCGGCCTGGTACTATTACCACTTTTATTCCTAAGCGCTATAATATTATTATACCATCGTGTCCTATATGGATGAACGCTCTGATCTTCGATAAATGCTGGATAATATGTTTGAACCGATAGACTAAGAGTTAGTTTAATATTATTATCACTTGATAAGTTCTTTTCCCTAACTATTTCAACACTGGTGTCATCTGGTACTAATAAGAAGGCATCTATATTCATATAATTATATTCAAAAAACATAAATTTATATAACCAAAGTGTATTCAATATTGATTGTGAACATTTGAACACATCAATTTCTGTTTTCAATAATATTGATAACTCATAATTAACTGTTACTGGAATCGCCCTAACTTTTCTAAGAACTGTCTTTAAATTTTTCTTCTCTTCTGATATATCTCTTAACCAAACATTTGGGTTACGAAACTCATCAGATCTAACTGCCCAATTAGTCAGTGTTATATGACCCCTTGGTATAATATCAGTATTTAACTCGACAAATCTATTATTGGAGACAACATCATCTTGGAAGCTATCTAATAAAAATCTTTCGTCTCCGCTGAGTGAATAATAAAATGGGACATTAACCTCAACATCTCCTGATGAAAATTTATTTATCCATTTTACCCTACCTTCTAATGTATCTAGTACGGTGAGTGTTAAGTCCCTAAGAAATGTTTCACTATAATTAAACCTTTCACCTATCATAAATTCTCCTGATTGCTTTTATCTAAACCTTCCAATAACATAATACTATATATTAAACAAGTAAAACTCTTAAAATGTCAATATCACAATTATTACTATGGGAAAGATCCAGACCTAAGACACTAGAAGACATAGTTCTACCAGAAAGGATAAGAAATCACTTCAAAGATGGTGAAGTAACACAGAATTACATATTCCACGGAAATTATGGAACTGGTAAAACATCACTTGCTCAGATATTGATAGGCAAATATTCAAAGGACAAACCATTTTTAGAAATAAACACCTCACTTTACACATCTATTAATGTGTTAAGAGAAGAAGTTGATAAATTCTGTAAAATTGTACCAATGCTAGAATCATCAGGTTCAACAAAATATGTTTTTCTTGACGAATTTGACAGGGCATCTGCTGAATACCAAGATGGCTTAAAAGCATTTATCGAGCATTATAAAAATGTTAGATTTATTCTAGTAACCAATCACTTTAATAGAATAACTGATGGTATTAAATCAAGATTCGCTGAATTGAACTTTAATCCACAAAATGCCGATGAGATAAAATCTATGAAGATTGGCATTTATAAAAGAATGAGAGATATCGCTGAAAAAGAAGAAATAGAAGTTGATAAGGAAACATTAACAGGAATTGTAAACAAAAAATATCCAGATAACCGGGAGATGTTCAAACAATTGGAAATTCTGAAACTCGGCAATGTTGATGATGGTATGGTCAAGATAGACAATAAGTTAAAAACGGAATTATATAAACTAATATATGATGCAAATATTGATTATCCAACAACTTATAACTTTCTAATGAATTCATTTGGACCAGAAAGAATTGATGAATTATTCAATATCCTAGGAAGGCCATTTATCGAAATATCAATATCACAGAAAAAGGATGTCGATAAATTATTTGAATGTAATAATATAATATCTGATTATAGGGATAAACTGGACACTAAGACAGATCCAATTGTTTTGGGCATGACGATTATAGGGAAGTTTAAGAAATTATTGAATTAATTTTATTTGGTGAATATAGGATTTTGTAATTTACTAACAACAACATCTGATCCAACATACTTTAAAGACGCTACCAGCACTGTGTATTGACCAGGATTTAGGCTAATTTTACCATTCCTATTTCTATAAACAATAGATTTTAATAGATGTGTATCATATGCATTTCTATAAACTCCTGATATCAAAACCTCTTCTATTGCCTCTATATCAAATTCATCTACTTCAAACTCTAACTCTCTGTATTGACCAATATATAACCTAAGCCCCTTAAACATATGGTTATTATCAATAAACGCTAAACCTGTCTTGCCGGATTTTTTTGATAATTTTCGCAATATATCATCACAATCCATATTATAATCACCAACATTCATTTTACCACGATAAAGTTCTATATCCCAGAAGCAATTAAATTGGTTATTGTTTACCACCTGTGCCACACAAGCATCAACCCCACCGCCATCATTCACTAATATAATACAGATATCATATAACTCCCTAGCGGTAAGCCCAGAAGGTGATGGATCAAGCGACTCGTTAATTAGAAATCTTTCATAGAATTCTTTATCTACTATATGTTTTTTCTTATATTCTTTATGTTTCACCATCTCCCCCGTTTTTTTATTATAGAATTTTATATCTGATTTATCATATGATGTATGGTTAAATGTTATCTCCTCATCACTATCTAATCTTATTCCCATTTTATTAGTCTTTAACCTAACCACTTTAGCATTCTTATATTCACCATCAACTCTACCACCACAATATGATACCATATCAACATATAATAGCCTTTATCAACCAAGTCATTCAACTTATCCAGATCACTTAATCTAGGATCATTTCTCAATGATGTCATATTTTCTTCAATATATGATCTATTGAGATCATATCTATTTTTCACATTCTCCTCAGTATCATTAAGAGGATATGACATTAAAATGTCAAAGTTATCACCATTCCATACACCAACTGACCAGTGTGTGTTATCACTAACCGATTTGGATGTATTGGCATGTAATTTACCATTTGATTTGAAATTACAATGATCACTCATTCGGTATGTACCATCCAATGTTTTACCCCAATCCTTATCCTTACTATAATAAGAATGACTCCATGGACTCTTAGAGAAATAATTACCAAACTTTTTCATCATGAAGTCAACTATTCTACAATCAACACTCTTTGGTAAAAGACCAAATAATTGCATTTTAGGACGAGGACCTTTTTTAATAGATTCAATTAACTGGTGCTTTAACATTTAATATATATTAAATGGGAGAATTTGATTTTAGAGATCTATACATAGGATACGAAGGACATCCAAGGTTCCAAGTAAACAGGATTATAACTGATGATGCTATTCGAGTTATAGTACAGAAGTACGAAATGATATTATTCACTAATAAAGGTGAATTATTAGGAGATCCTGAATTTGGATGTGATTTACAAATACTTCTACACCAAACCAAAGTATCTGCTAAAGCAACAAAAGCTATAATCAACGAACAAATTGATGAGTATATTTCAGAATTGAATGGTACATCATACCAATTAGATGTTACCTTCCAACAAGATGTTGAAAACTATCAAGATATTATGGTAGTTGACTTCAAAGTAAGGGATATCGAAATACAAGCTGTTATCGTTTAAACATAAGTGGTTCCTAAAGTAGCATCAATATATTGCTTACTTGTTAAGTTACTAAATGCTTCTAATTCCTGTATATCCAGTATTCCTCTTATCTCATAATTTTTCTTATCACGATATGTTGCCCCATATCCATTTTCTGAAGTAACTTCAATAACAAGGTATGGATCAATATTAGAATCTATTGTAAAATTATATGGTTTAAGATCCGAAATTCTTCTCCTTTCCGTTATATGTTGTATAGGGGTCATGTCATATTCCCTCCATTCAGTAATATCTACCCAATTTGAAGCAGTTGTTCCACTATCAAAAGATGGATTCACAAAAGAGGCTGTTGCTGTCGATACGGTTACACCCCAAGCACTGTAAGCATAATAATCCCTATCCTCTTTAACAATATCACCAAGATTATAGAATGTACCAGATTTCCAAGTTGATATATTTTGATATTTTCTTGGATTATTAGCCTTATTAGTGGGTATCATTGACTCATATAATTTATCCAAATAAACTATTTTCTCACCAATACCATATGTTTTCAAAGCATACCACTCACGATATATTTCATAAGTAGATATATCAACAGTATAATAATCTGGATTATATGAATATGTTCCATATAGATAAAAATCTAATACACAGTTATAAACTGTTGATCCATTATTAACAGGCATCAAATAGGTTTCATTCAACTTAAATGAGACCGGGTTTAGATTCTCACTAATTTTAATTATCTGTATTTCCTTAACACTATGTGATATTGTATTAACTCCAACAAAATCAGCTCTGCCAGTAATATCCAATATTTTATGTGTTATAGGTATAATATTAGATTGTAACCAATACTTTAAACCTTGTAATTTTGTCTGTATTTCCTGTAAAGTATAATTAAGTACATTATTACCCTCTCTATCAGTTATCCTATATGTCAAATTAAATAAGTTAGTCTCCTCATAACTCTTATTAGGGAATGTGTGTTTTATAAAATCATTCTCTGTCCAACCCTCCACACTATTATCAAATATATCAGGTATTTCAACCTTGTATAATTTATCATAACTTTCTGATAAAATATCCACATTCCTATAATATTCATAAAGCTCAAGATCGTTATATCCAAAATGGTTAATAGCGTTTATAATAGACTTATATGATCCTATATAGGGGTATATCATACTTCTCATAAGTATCATCTCCTTTCTCTTACTATTTAGGTATGTCCAATCAATACCCTCTTCTTTTATATCATATTCTTTATAGATATAAACATCATCGGATGATATTAATTTACCAGTATTACCAAGTTCAATTTTATATCTTATATCTTCTATTTCTGTCTGTCCAAAAACATTAAACCTACCTATCTCACGGTCCCACACCTTTAACCTAACAGACAAATAGGTAGTTGATCCATCTGATGGATAGTCACTAACAATGGATGTCTCAGGTGACAAAACATCAACTGATTTAAAGTAGTCAAATGTTATCTCTCTTGAGTAAACATTTCTTATTTTTAATAAGTACCCATTATTATTTGAGATATACTGATTCCTTGAGTTAGTAATATCTGTTATAAACATAGCTACATGTTGGCCAGGTTTAAACCCTCTTGGTAATCCATCACTATCTGTTAGGAATATATCAGTTGATAATGGGGCTAATGATATCTTACCATATCTATCTCCTGTAATCGGGTCATCGATATGATCAATGGATATTATATTACTAACATCTTTTGTCACATCAATTGTGTAATCTACATTTTCTTCTTGGTATAATTGTAATATACTCCTCAAGGCTCCCTCCTCAACTGAATTAAACCCAATAAATGTTTCGATTGGTTCTGGCACAATTGAATAATCATCCTCATCATCAACCTTAGCAAGTATATGATCAATTCTACCAAATACAGTCTGTTGATACTCAGGTGATTTTACTTTATCCATATCCCTATTAGCTGTCAAATTAAGCCTTACTGTCTCCAATGGCTTATCCCCAGTGTATGATAGGACGCTAGATGTTGGTAACATATTACCAGAGAAATCATAGAGGAAGAATTCCGGCACATTACCAGAAAACCATTTCCAGTAAAGATTTACATCAACATCATCATTGAAATTAGCCCTCGGTCTTCTTATATAGTCCCTTGTATGCAACCATAGGTAGTTTCTCTCAATATAATCCGATGCCAATGTCCCATAATTACTCTCTGTTATAGAAATAGGTGGGCCAGAAGGAACTGTGATTATTGATAATGTTATAGATGATACAACCTCAATTAATCTTTTTAGTGTAGGTTGTATAAACCACATACTATTTCTATCAGGATCCCATGTTAATTTTGTCGTATTTTCACCAACATTCAATAGAACTTGCTCATTAAAATCACCGGTATTACTATTATAGATATCAATAGAAGCTGATAACGGGTCCTGATTAGAAATATAAACCTGTCCATCATAATAATTAATTAATTGATAACCATAAGCAGTGGTAACCTCATTGTATTTATAAGTGTCATCTGAAATATCTAAAGCGGAAAACAAAGGATTATCATTAGATATGTTAATAGAATCTATAGTATTATTAAAGATCATATCATTAAAACCACCAGTCAATACAAGTGGTATTGGAGTTACAGAGTTATTATCAATCTTATAGAGATTAACTGATCCATATACATATACCGATTCGTTCACACGATCATAAACCAATTTATCATTGGTTAGACCAGCAATAGTATATGTCGATTGAATGGATCTAGATGATCCATTTATTCTATTAACATCTGTACCATTTCTTCTAGCAACATACATATCTTTTTCAAAATCATTAAAAACAAGATTATAAGAAGATCCGGATATTGTCTGAACCAATACAGCATTATTATAAATTAAAACAGACGAATCTGTTGTAACATAAACATCACCATTATCAGTATTATAATCAAATGCATATGCATTTGAATGTGATGCACTAGAAACTAAATTATTAGTGAATGGATCTATCTGGTATATACCATTTAATGAGAGAGCGTATACATAGCTATCAACATCGTTAAATAATATCGAAATACTACTAGTGTTGCCATTTAAATCAATAGAATCGGTATATGAAGCGTTAATAGCATCATAAACAATAACATTATTATCCAAAACCATTATAGTATTGGATAGTTGAATATATTTAATATCTACCATACTAGCGGTGCTAGCAACATATGAAGAGATATTATAAGTATTAACACTATATGTTATAGAATTTATATATGTTGTAGTAAAGGATCCACCGAACTGTAATGAATTAAACATCCCCAACCCGGATGAAGTAGCGGACACACAAGCAGTCGCCCCAAACCCACCATTAAAAGCAATTGTTAAGAACGGGGAAACATTACACAATGAAGATGTTGATCCCCAAAAAGGACCTTCGTAACTTAAATTAATTACTTCTGGCTCTAGATATAGTGAATTATATTCAACATTTTGTAATGGATAAACGGTGCCATTTATACCAACAACCATTCCGGTAGCAAATCCAGCATTTTCCAAGGATTGGTACTGTGATTGTGTTGCCGAAGCGGTTCCTAACAATATCTCATTCGATGTTATCAAAGCACCATGGTTTCCAGTAAATTTTTTAGATAGTTTATAATTGAAATCTCCTGGTAATGTTGAAAGTCCAGGACTTACAACAATATCACACCTCTGCCTCTGTGATTTTACCCTAAATTCTAATGTAGATGCGGCATTTTTAACATATATCCCATAATTATCTAAAATATCATAATAATTATCTACCCAATTTTGCAATGTTTGAGATATATCAGGAGTCAAATGTGATATACCATAAGATCTATTGTTTACTTGTATATTGATATAGTTACCAATTCCAGGAACAACACCCTCGTTAGAGGGATCATAGAAGGTCAAATATGAATGTTCGATATAAAAATCTGCTGTTGATCCAACCTTCACATTGAACTCAAGTGGTATATTTGGATATTGAGTTGCTAAATTTATAGAGTTATAATAAGGTGATACCGATCCTATTGTTTGAAGTGTTGGTATAATACCCAATAATATAAGACCGACAGCATTATTAGAATACCAATTCCGTAGTGTCTTATGCATGCTTCTTTCCATATCAACAACTCCTGAGGAGTATAAAAATTCTACCTCTTCTTGGTATACTTCCTTGTTTATAGTAACAATTATACCATATTCATCAATATCAGTGAATACTACATTATAATCAAAGTTCTCACTTATATCATAGTTAAATTCCCTAACAATGCTTTCCTCAATTTCTATAGCGTTCTCATATATCTTATTCGTTGATCCAACCGCTGTCCCTGGCAATGCGGTTGTGTAAAAATTGACCATTGCATATTGTGTAGGGTAAATTAAATCCGCTACCAATCTACTGTTATTAATATCATAGTATATGTCTATATTCAGTGATGATAAATCCTCTTTGAATCTATCAGCTGCTGATGCCAGTGTTACTGCTGATGAAAATGTATATGATTGTGAAAAATATAAATGATCATTTGTTAGATATATATCACCCTGTAACAAAGTTTCATTAACAGGTGTCTGAGCAAGTGGCAAATATGTAGGGTCTCCCCAAAATGTTGCGCTATCTGGGTTAGTAGATGATGTAGCATACCATGTGTGTGACAAAACACACTCACTTATTTGATTATTCCACATAACTTGGTCACCGATAACATAGTTAATTAAGTTAGCATTTCCCGTAAAGTTTGAAACATTATCAACGGTGAAGAATTGTGTATTCAATACAGAATTTATCACTTTGAACTGTATTCCTGGCTTTAATAATGTTGGTATGTCCGATGTGAATATTAATTTATCAGATGCGCCTACAAATTGAACACCTCCTTGGTAAACCATTGGTAAATCGGTCCTTGTGATAACCTCAATCTCAACATCCTGGTTCACACCAACAGATAACTCGTTTAGATAGTACTCAAAATGAACTATGTCCAATATATCCGGATTCTCAATAGTAACAACCTCTACATCTTCATAATTACCACCTGGTTTGTATTCATCATTCTTGGATGTATTAACTATATTCAACTTTCTACCAGTGTACAATACATCATAAAATCCAGGCTCATTCCAATCTGGTGATAAATTATCAACAAATGTAGTTGAGTCAACATAATTATATATACCAATAACATCCATAGAGGAAACTGTTTGATTAACATAAGATGATGCTAAACCCCAAGGATAAGCAAAATTAAATGTCTGATTATCAACAAATGTTATTATCATTATAGCTCCTCTTTTAGTTGAAATAACAACATATGTCTGGTCAGTATTAGTAAACTCAAATATATTTGAGTTAAATCTAAAAACTGTACCAATTGGGAACTTTCTATGGAATTCATCACCATATACCCATTTAGAATAATAGTCTGGTTCTTGGTTAACAGGTTCAATACTAATTATTGATTGTATAAAATATTTAGAATTGTAGAAATTAATACCAAACTCATTAAATAGTTGAAACTTTCTAATAGTAAGATCTGGTGGATTGTCATACTCAAAAGCATCTAACTTCTGAAACATATAAATAGCCTGTGTCTTATAAGTATCACTAGAATTCTCGTGAAATATAACATCACCCTCATATCTTCCAATAGTAGAGTTATAATTGTAATTTAGTGAGTGTCCTTCCTTGTCGAAGAATATAAGTGAATCATCAAGCATTGTAATTATTTCCTTTTTTTAGATTATCCTCGGCCCATAAAGGTTGTAAATTATCCAAGGAATTGATAACACTTATTTTATCCGATTCTTGAAAACTAGATATTGGTCTTATATGATCAATATGCCAATCACCATAATTATCCCAAGACATACCATCAATAAACAAACCTTCTAAATGATTCCTTAATTGACCAGGTGAATATCCTAAAAGATTGTTGGTTGTGTTCTTTTTATCGGTACCAATATGCGCTAATGACCTCTTTACTATATTTCTACAAAAAATATAATGTGGGTTATTCGATCCCCATATTCTAATATAATTTCTTCTCTTTAGGAGAAAATCACTATCATTCTTAATATCATTATAATATATATTTCTTTTTTCTAGAATACTATCTTTATTATCGTGGTAATAATTACTAGACCTTTCTATAACGCTTTCAATATTATCATTATACCAACCCTTTCTATACTCTAATAGCCTATCTTTGTTATTCTCATAATACCTGGTTTGGTATTCTGGATTCTCATCTACCCATTTAGATCGGTATGATTTCATCTTTTCTTTGTTTGATTTCCTCCATTTCGCGCTAGCAATATTTTTACATTCTTTACAACTCGAAGAGTATTTACCGTTTCGAATTGAGAAAATGGAAAATTCTTTAACACATTTACATTTACTACACTGTTTAGACATTAATTATATATAAATAACTGCCTATCATCTAAACAATTTTTATATTCCAATAATAATATATATATTTGTAAGATGACAAAACCAGAACTAAAAGAACTATTTTTAAAATTAACCGAATGGACAATACCATTTGGCAGGGAGCCAAAATTGGAAAAGTATCTACCAACAGGATTTAAAAAGGATTCTATCGGTAATTATTATTATGAAATAGGTAGATCTGAAACACTTTTCACGACACACCTTGATACTTATTGCACGGATCATGAAAAAGTGAATCATGTTATTAACAAAAAGGACGAGTATAAAATATCAACTGACGGAACAACCATATTAGGAGGTGATAATAAACTAGGATGCTCAATTCTCATTGGAATGATAAATGATAGAATACCAGGAACATACTATTTCTTCCTGGGTGAGGAGCCATTAAAAAGCGGAGGACTATATGGATCTTCAAATGCTTTGAAATCAAACCCGGAGTATTTCAAAAGATTCAAAAGATGTATAGCATTTGATAGAAGAAGGTATGGATCTATTGTAACACGACAAATGGGTAGATTTTGCTGTTCAGAAGAATTTACTGAAAAATTATCACAAGATTTAAAAAGATTCGGAATACCACATGATGAAAGTGGAGCTTTTGGATATTATACTGACACTGCTACATTTATGGACGTCATACCAGAATGTACTAATTTAAGCGCTGGTGGATTTGATGAACACCACAAATCAGAGTGGGTAGATCTTAACTATACTTGGAAAGTATTACAGGCAGCCATTAATATTAACTGGGAGGAATTACCAACAAGTAGGGGGTCGGAAGAAAGATTTTCAAATAAAAAGGATAGGTCAGTTGGTGGTTACAATTCTTTTATACAGGACGAAAATGCTGATAAAATAATCGACATGCTTTTATTAATTGGTCTATTAAAAACAAGAGATATATCAAATAATGATTCGCAGAGGATAACATTTTCAAAATGGCTTGAGAATTTTGATATTGATATAACTCTTAAAGGTAAGAATATTAGTATGAATGGAAATGACATGACTATGCAACAATTCACCGATCATGTTATGAAAACACTAAAAAATGATATTTTATATCAACTAAAATATGCTGAATCTGATGAAGAGGTTGAAGAAATATTAGACATATTCGGATTCAATTCACCACTTGAACTGGTAAAAAAGTTGTCATGATTATCACACATTGCTCCTGTAATTATCCTGATATATCTCTATTATAGAATCATATTCTTTTAGTATTCCGCCCTGAAACTTACTATCATATTCTCTTTTAACAATCCACTCCCTTATAAATTCCTCATAATCCAACTGTATAGATACATCGATCATACCATCCAGATCCTCATCATCCTCTTTCTCCCTTGGTATATCATCAATATAAGATACTGATGTAAATCCTCCAGATTCTAACATTATCTCTAACTTTCTACGAAGTCTTCTATCATTTATAAGTAAATTATTTGATACAGCTAAGTCAATATAATCCTTACTATCAGTATATTTTTCAAGAATATCAATGTCATCACTTGTTTTCACAATAACCTTTCTGAAAACCGGTGAATATGTATTTGGTACGAATTCAACTTCACCACTAACAATATCAAGTATAGTTATCCCCTTTTCATCACCAATATCGTTTCTATCCATATGATATGGAGCTCCAATAAATGTGAAATTATTATTTGTTTGTCTAAGGTGAATATGTCCGCTAAAAACATGCTTATACCCCTTAAATTCATAAATATCTATTTTATCTGGATTTCTATGAGCAACCGAACTAAGGTGCATTCTACAACCATTAAGATCTGAATGACAAAATAAGTAATCACCCGGATTATCCTTGATCGTTTTTATAAGATCTAACCTTTTCTCGACCCAAGGTATTAATATTAACTTCTTATCAAATATTTCAATATTTGCTGCCTCTGTATAAACACTAATATTATCGATATGGTCGAATAATCTAACAGAGTTTACATCATTAGATCCCTTGTTATATAAATCATGATTACCAACTATTAAATGTATAGGCATTATCTTTGCTATTTCAGATAATATCTTTTCAACCTTATAAGAAGCAATAATTGGAATTGAAGTTCGGTTATCATATAGATCCCCACAATGCACAAGTACATCACCTTCTTTTACATTTTTCTTTAAATATGGTATATAAAAATTATAGAAATAATCTTCCATCATATTTATCCACTTGTTCAGATCATTAAGGTAAATACCGAAATGCCAATCGGTGGTCATGTAAACTTTCACTATAAAATTATACTTTTTTTATATGAGAATCTTTATTAATATTTGGATAAACGCCAATTTCCGTCATCGGATTCCTTAATAGAGGTGTATAGCTATACACTTCAAAACTTTCCGGACTTCCAGTAAGTGGATTTGATAAGCAAATATTTGACCATCCTGGTTGAATCATGCCATGATAAAAATACCCCTGTCTTATAGTTACTTTTTCTAAAAATCGTATACTACCATCAAACCTCTCTGGCTTAAATAGAAATTTAGTTATGTACCTTGTATCACCATCTTTTGGAAGATCTATTCTCATATAGATTATACTGGATTACTTTATATTTGTTTATTCAAAACATCTCTTTATACTTAGATGGTGAAGATTCCAAGTCCAATACCCTTTAAAGTATCTAATTTATTGTAGAACCCGGAACTAGATCCCTTCTCTCTTTTTTCACCATCCTCTATTACTTTAAAGGTTTCTAAAGTTTTTCCAGTAAATAAAAAACCATCTCTTGATCTTTCTAATTTAAACATTTTATATTTTTTGAACCAACAATCGGTTTTCCATTTATAGATGGAATTTGATATGTTGTTGTTTTAATTTAAAACCCCATTGGATCATAAATTATATACTCATATTTTATCTTACCACAGTCATATATTTTACTAAATTCTCCCATATTCTCAGATTCACTCAAGCCATTTTTAAATTTTGATTTTTTGAAATTTGATTTGTGTATCCTTTTGTCACCAACCACATATTTATAATCTGGATCGGTTTCATATAATTTATTAAATCCAAGATTTTCATATAATTTACCGAGACTCCATGATTTATCAGCATAAGATATTATCCTATTAGGATTATAAACCTTTATAAAATAATTTATTAATTTCGATGCGCCACCAACCACGACATGGTTTGTTTTTGTACAAAATCTGTTTAAATTCCATTCATCACCTGATAATATTCCACGACCCTCAAAATGGTCAAATGTCATGAGTCCGACCATCTCACCGTCAAAAAAAAGTCCCAACTTTAAAGATGAATTGACCTTTCCTTGTATATGGTTCTCATTAAAAAATTCACTACATATTTTAGAATCCTTAACCTCTTCGATAACACATTTACGAGCAAATATCTTTTTTTCAGTTAAATTCAGTAAATTTCTTACCTGTGATCTGATTATATCAGTATTGTATTTCCAATCATCTTCCCAGATGTGGATAATACGTATTTCCCTTTCTTTAAAATAATTAACCTTGTCCAAATGATATCTCTTATCCCGAAATTCCTCTGAATGCCAATATAATCCGTTATATTCAAATCCAATATTCAAATCCGGTAAATAAACATATATTTCCAAACCATCCCTATATGATTGAATGATCTCACCATGATAAATACTGGATATATAATTATATAGTTCAAGCTCTCCCAGTGAGCAAGTATTATTTATAGGATAACACACAGTACATATAGGAGTTTTATTTTTAACCCTATCATTGAACATGGTTTTATGTATTTTAAATGTGTGATTAAAATCACTACATTTTATTTCTAAAACAGATCCGACTTCCTTATTTATAAATTCTAATGAATATTCAGATAGTTTGTTTTTCCAGTAATTGATATGTCTATCAGTATTTGTTTCAATATTGCGAATAGTCATTGACCTGGAATTAATATCTCTCATAACGGGTCGTTGTGAATTATAATCAACCCCATAATTTTCTTGGGTGGTATTTTTCTTTTTTAATTTAATATCATTTGATTGTGATATATTATCCACACCATATTTATCCTTTATTGTTTTTGATATACTGTCCTTGATGTCTTTATTTTCCAATACATATTCATGTCCATATTTTTTTAAATTTGTTTTTTTCCTTTTCTCTATGGTTTTAATTGAATTGGATTGGCACTTGGTTGAGCAATATTCTCGATACCCTAATTTAGCAGATATAAAGGAGACGTGGCCACCACAATAACATATTGGTTTAGAGGTGTTACTAATATATAGGTATAGTTTTTCCCTCCAACTGATATTATCAGATATATGTCTATCAACACATATATACTCATCCTCATAATTATCCATGAACCACTTAGAACTTCTAGTGGGATTTTTAGAAAAAATAATACCTATATGATCTGTCTTCATATAGGTATATATTCAAAAATTATCTACTTGATTAGTATCCTGCAACAAATGGTGGTTGGATAGTAAAGTTATTATCAATATACTCGTCAACCCAGTAATCACTAACAAATTTAGCGCTACAGTCTTCCCAGATACCCTGTCCGCTCCAGTCCATTGGTGGACCAGCGACAGAGCTAAGTTGACAGTTTTGGAAAGTTAACCTTCTCAAAACAAGTCCTTTCTTATCATGTTGGTTAACAATTAATGTTCCGATCATATCAGCTTTATAGTGTAGGTAACCATTCTGTGAATTCCAAGCCAAGTCGTACCATGCTCTCAAAGTATTCCAAGTTTCCATAGAACCCTGATTATTAACATTGACATTGAACTTAATATCAAGATCAGCTGTTGATTTATCAGGACCAGCGTTTAAGTATGCTCTTGTAGAGTACTTATATCTTTGTTCTGATACAGCAATTGCCTTATTGGTAACCCCCATATCAAAGTTCTTAGCCTGTTGTAACATAATAACAGGGTCTCTACCCTGAGCTTGTAAGATTACCGGAAAAATAAAGGTAATCTCAAATAAATTTACATATACTGGCTCTTGTGGTTGAGTACCAGGTCCACCGGGTGAACCGGTCATGTTTAATTGAGTGAAATGTGGTAACGGCATATTGTTTGTTATTTTTTCTTTCTATTTATATATTTAATAATATATTCCTCTTGTTTTATATATTAGTATAAAAAATCAACTTTTATTCAATATTAAGTAAAGGGTGATACAAAAATCTAATATATACTATATGATAATAGAAAGAATATGTAATTATAGAAGGTGCAATAAACAATTAAATGGCAGGAAAGACAAAAAATTCTGTAATAGGGGATGCAAGGACATGGAACATACATATAGGAAAAGAAAATTATTCAAAATAAAAATATATCTACATGATTCTAAGTAAATCCGTGAAGTATGGTGGTATAGGATTCCAATCCAAAGAATTATCTAAAAAGATCTCATTGGAGTGATGGTAATTTATATAAAAATCTTGGATTCAAAGAGATTAACAAGTCAAGACCAGATTATAAATACCTTGTAAAGGATAAGAGAATACACAAATCAAGTTTCAAAAAATCAATAACTGGAGTGCCCGAATCTAAACTTGACATACCTAAAATATATGATACTGGTAAATTAAAATATGAACTATTAATTCCTTAGACCAAGCCCTTTATCTTTAACAAAGTATCAATTGATGGGAAATAATTTAACCCAACACCAACTCTGGTTAAATGTGAATAAATATCTGAATAAAACTTATCTATCCTTTTTATCACATATTCCTTTTTATCACTATTATAATCTTGTATTTCTGTCTTGTTATATTGGTAATCCTTTATATCATCAACTGTGAATCTAGAACAAGCTCCCCCGATAATAACAGTCTTTTTACCAAATTTATCGAAGACAGATAGCTCATCATTTAATGACAATAACTCATTGAATATTATATCTATAACCTCAGTATCCTCCATAAATATCCCAATCAAATTTTCGATCTCTTCTTCATCAAATCCAAAGGGCATCTTATAAACCCTTGATATTCCCTCAATACCGTGATTATCCTCAATCTCCTGTGATGGATATTTTGTCGGATAATAGATGTCTTCAATTGTATTATCACCACTAGAATCATCTTTGAACTTTTTCAAAATCTCTCTAACAGCAACATAATCTGTTGAAGTAAATAACTCCCTAAGTCTCATAATATCTGTTTTATACCTTTCAGGTGGCCATTCATCAGTATTTGATTCATTGATCAGTTTAAACTCTGAATACTTTTTAATAAGACGCATTGTCTATATATTAATACAGGGGCGAGAAAAATTCCAATATATATCTGAAAATACACTAAACTTATAATGTCAAAAGAAATTCCAAAACCGGAAAAGACTGAAGATGATTATCTTAAGGACCATTTATCATCATTTGAATCACCTCTAAGATCAGATCCATCAACTAAAAAAGCTCCTAGTAGCTCAAGATCCACCGACTTACAGTTTATATCAGTTGATATAACTGAACTACCATGTGGTAATCTTTACCCAAGGGGCACATCACTAATGGTTAGATCCGCACAAGTAAGGGAAATACAATCATATTCAATGGTTGATGATAAAAATATTTATGATATTTTTGAAAAAATGAATGACATGCTGAAATCGTGTGTTAGGATAAAATTCCCAGATGGTGAAATGGGTAGTTATTTAGATCTAAAGGATCAAGATAGAATCTATACAATATTCCTAATAAGGGAATTAACCTTCCAACAAGGAAATACATTAGCTGTTGATGCTGAATGTGCTTGTGGATGTCAGAACCAAATCGAATTAAAAAGGTCTAGTTTTAAATTCCACAAAATGGATGATAAAATCAGTAAATATTACAGTGAAAGAACAAATTCTTTCGTATTCAACATATCAAATGGCAAAGAATTTGAGTTGACTGTTCCAAGTATAGGAATATCTAAATCATTCACCGAATATATTGTTAAGGAGAATATAGATAATAAGAAACCAAACATGGCATTTCTAAAAATCATACCATATATGTTGGAGAACAGAAACTCTATTACATATGATGGCATAAAATCAAAATTAGTTATGTTCCAAGGACTGGATGATATTTCATTCCAATTTCTAAATTCAGCAGTTAATAAAATGACACTTGGTGTTGAGGGTCTAAGAACTGAATGTACTGAGTGTGGTTTGGAGGTCCACACTGAGATGACATTTCCCAACGGAGCGTCAGGTATTTTCGTTATTCATGATGCCTTTGAGGCATTTATTAAAGAATAAGTTACTGATACAAAAACACTATCATGTAATCGAAACATCAATTGATTGCTGGCCATTCTGGATGCTAGAGGAAAACATTGATATAATAAATGAGATTGTTAGCGAGGAGGAAAAGAATAGGAAGAAGGAAGAGGATAGTCAACAAAAATCAATGCCAAACTTTAACCCAGGATCATATATGAATGATATGAGTAATATGGCTAATAAATTTAAGTAACCTTTGAGAAACTTATTAAAGAATAAGTCATATTTAATATATACAATATGATATTATCGAAAAATATATTAATAAAAACATCACATAATAAAAAGTTAAAACATTATAAAGCATTGGGATATGATATCTCATTGAAATATATAACGGTCAATATTGAACATCTCCCAAAATCTATAAGTGATTTAATACAAGTTAAGTGTGATTACTGTGAACATATACATTATCGAAAAAATGTTGACTATAATCGCATAATTAATAAGAACATTGATGGAAAATATGCCTGCTCAAGAAAGTGTGGAATATTAAAATTCAAAGAAACTATAAAAAAAACCACTAAAAAACCACACCCAAATCTTGGTAAGAAAGTAGATAAAAATAAGTTAAGACATATCAACGATAAGAGGAAAAAAACAAATTTGGAAAAATATGGGGTTGAACATGTACTACAGAATGAATCAATTCAAAGGAAGTTTAAAAATACAAACTTAAATAGACATGGAGTTGATAATTACTCAAAAACCGAGGAATTCATAATACAACAAAGGGTAAATAATATCGAAAAATATGGAGTTGATCATATATCACAAATAGATAGTGTTAAGGAGAAAATAAAACAAACAAACCTAATCAGATATGGTGTAATATCAACTTTAAATATTGAGAAATCAAACAAAAAAAGATTAGAAAAATTCCAATCTGAGGATTATAGAAAAAATTATGAAATATCTAATCATAAAAATTATTTAAACTATCTAAACAATAGCATATCACTTTTTAAATGTGATTGTGGATGTGATCACAATTTCGAGATCAAATATGATAACTTCAAAAGTAGATCAATATTTAATATACCACTGTGTACAATATGCCACCCAATAAGTGACTCAAGTTCAATAAAAGAACAGGAGTTGTAGTGCGACCTAAATGGGTAACCCTATATTATAAATCCATTTTTTATTCCCAGCATTATATACCCTATATCGACCAAGTTCTGACATTATCTCCTCCTCTGTCTTATTCTTATTATATCCAAGTTTTACTAATTTTTGTTTTCTCCAATTAAATCTGTGGCTTCTAATACCATCTATTACATACCAGTATCCTGGATTAGATGTATGTGAATATTTGAACCCTAGTTTATTATATAAATCACCACTTGATATAAAGTTATCAGAATATGTCTCAATCCGAATTGGATGGTAATTTTTCAGAAAATATCTCATTACCTTGGAAGCCCCACCGACAACAACAGTATCTAATATACTACAAAATCTAGTAAGCTCATAGATGTCCTTATTGTCCCTACCATTTTTACCACTGATTGGTAATCTTAATTTAGAAAATGTCATAAGGCTAACAATTTCATCATTATTATATATACCAATCCTTATAGAAGATTTACAATCTCCTTGTAAGTGATTGTTATATAGAAATGTCCTAGATTCTTTATAACTAACTTCTCTTATATCACATTTCCTGGCAAATATTCTATTAGATGTTTTCCCAATTTTATTTAAAATAAGAGACTTAACTATATCTCTTTTTATATTCCATTCATCCTCCCATATTGAAATTAAAGTGACATTATTATTTTCTGATACACGGTATTTATTTAAATGGTAGTCTTTACTTTTAAATTTTTCAGAATGCCACCAAACACCATTGAATTCAAATCCTATTTTTAATTCGGGTAAATATATATCTATTTCATATTGGTTTAGTATACCTTTACAATCAAGTATAACATCACCATGATAATTCGATACGATAAAGTTATAAATCTCAATCTGTGATATTGACGCATTTTCTGAAATAGGAAAACAATTGGTACATATGCTATTATTTCTATTAACTCTATCATAGAACTGATAAGTTAATATTTCAAAATTTGAATCACAAGTATTGCAGTGAAATTCCAAATTTGTTGATACTCCCCTTTTAAAGTCAATGAAAATAAAATCTGAACTTATCTTACTCTCGATTCTTCTCTTATAATCCGTATAAAAAAAATCTATTGTTTTTTTGTGTATATCCTTGATCATCCATGGATGATCAACACCATATCTTTTTAGACTTGTGCGCCGGAAGGATTCTTTATATGAGCTATTTTTAAATGATTCTATTCTCTTTTTTAATAATTCCTCGGATTTATTCGGATTATCAACACCATAGTTAGACATAAGAGTGTTTATAGACTTTTTTTGCACATCAACACTGGACATAGGTGAATTACCACCATATTTCTTCTGATTCGTTTTAATTATTTTTTCTTTTATTTGGTCCGACTGTGCTGGTGATTTTGTTCCATATTTCTTTAATGATTTTTCCTCCTTTATTTTTTTAATATCTGGATCAGAAGAAACACATTTATTTGAACAATATTCATAATATCCAATTGTTGAGTTTTTAAAATTAACAATATTATCACAATGTAAGTTTTTACACACTGGGTAATGATCAACTTCATTAACCGATAAATATACCTTTTCTTTAAAAGGAATTCCAAGAATATTATTATTATCACAATAATTAGTTATATAATCATACTCTTCTTTGTAATTCTTAATCACAAAAGATTCTTTTGACATCCTACCAGATGGGTCCGAATTTTTAAACACTTCTAAATTCATAATAACATACCCTTTTATGTATATATCAAAGACACCTATCTCCCTATAAATAAAAAGTCCGAATTTTCGGACTTTTTATTTATTATCATTATGAGTTAATAAATCCCCCTGAAGAAATTGCTCCTGTTCTAAGTATTGTAACATTGTTAACAATGATACCCATTCCCTTTATAGGCTCAACATAAGTGTCGAGAACTCCAATTTGATTATCAATAATCTCATTAGTATTATTCTCTTCATCACATTTGTTGAAATAGTTATATAAACCATTTCTAGAAACATAAGTCTCACAAATAACATCAGCTCTGAGTTTAATCTCAGATCTAACTTCAGGTGTGTTAAATTTCCACTGGAAGTCCAACAACATACGACCAAGTTCTCTTTCAAGTTCAATAAGAACCTCTCTAACATGTAGATAAGAAAGTGCTGAATTATATAGTGTCTGTCCTGTATTCTCAGTCTCAATAATATTTCCTCTATTTCTCTTGAATACAACCGGGTTCATTTGAGCCTGGTTCAAGAATTCAATATCAGTTAATGAGTAGTCATGTTCAAGTCCTGCAATTCCAGTAACTCTACCATTTGTAACACCAGCCGCAATTGTCCATGGAACAATACTTGTAACCGTTGAATTGTGCTTTCTCATATAAGTTGTAGCTATCCAAGCTGCTGGCGGAACATCAACTGGTCTACCATTATCATTCACGGTCAAATAAGGTGTGAAATAACCAACAGATGTTACACCAGCACCCTCACCGAATGAGTAAAGGAATGATGGTGAGCTTTCTGGGTCTCCACCCTGAGCCATAAATTCAACACTTAGTACTCCCTCGTCATCAACAAATGATGGTGAGCTTGAGTTTTTAAATGATCTTACAGATGGCATATTCAAGATACCCAAGGCATCTAGTCTATCACCACATATATCAACTAATTGTTGTTTAGATAGTTCAGTTAACCCAAGTCCAAATGAATCTACCAAGTATCTGAAATCGAATGATTCCTTATTAGTAATAGATTTGAACAATGGTGTTGACTTAGCAACCAAGTTAAGGATAGTACCCTGTTTCTCTTCTGTTCCATCAGGTAACGAATCTTGTCTGATACGGAAACCTTTAAGGCTTATAGCTTTGTATGTTGATACATAATCATCAATTTCAGTGTGTCTGAATGTCTGATAATCATTATTACCAAAATCGTTAACTTTTATTTCACTATCACAAGTAAGTTCAACAAGTGTTGTGTCTCCTGACCAAAGTCTCTTACTAGTAACTCTTGTAAGTTTTCTTGGAACCTCATTTGGATGAAGTGATGATGTCGCGTATGTTGATTCAAGATAATCACCAACTTTTACTTCAGTGTATCTACTTGCTCTAACTAATACTTTATTAGGAACTGTTGTATATCCAACTGGATATTCAACTTCAACTGATTGTTTGAAGTTAGAGTCAAATGACTTAGCATAATATGTATTGTTTGACCTAAGTGCTTTTTCATCTTGATCACCAAATACTAGAGTACCAAATGATGCTCTTGATTGTAATTTATAATCCTCAAAGTAAACCTTAAGGTTTAATGTATTATCAAGGTGAGCATCTATATAAAGAGGATTGTCTTCATAAGCATCACTGTAAGCGAATAAGTTTATCAAATTCGAAAGTGTTTCCAATGTTACATTCTCATTTACCTCATATGCGTAATAGCTATATGTTGGGCTTCCTGTAAAGGAGTATCCACCACCACTCAATGTTGATAGTATATTAGCTCTATCACCCGCTCCTGTTGGAGGTGGACTAATACCAGCATCAGCTTTAGTAGTGAATACTCCTGTGTTGCTAAGACCGCTCATTAAGAACTGATATCCCTTATTGTTATCAACTTCTGCAAAGAATGCGTTATTAGCACCAATATTATCAGAGTTTAGGTTACCAAATACATCAACCTCTGTTAAATCAACACCAAACACGACATAATCATATCCACCTAATGATGCGGTAACACCCTCACCCGGTACAAAATCAACTGTAACTGGTGAATAATTTGTTTTTTGGTAGATAACATCACCCGTGTTAATCTGACCTTGTTCGTATTTAAGGTACATAGTTGAATTGTTTGCCGCAACACCCATTCCACCTAATACAGCCTTCACAGCCTTGGTTTCAACACCATCAACACCTAATATAAGTTCATCATCCAATTTGTAAAATACAAGAGGTCCATCGCCATTAGCCATTTGAACAACATCTTCTACTGTTACAAAGTAATCATCTACATAACCATCCTCGACAACAGCATTACTTGTTACATCGATTGGAACAGTTGTAGTTAAAACAAATGATCTGTTAAGAAGATTTGTATTTTTAACATCTGATACAGATATGTAATTCATACTATATTTTTTACTTGAACCCTGAATTTCAGTTGGGTCAACAAGTATCACACCTTTATCAGATGATGAAGAGTCTATATAATCCAATAGCTTATTAAAAGCTTTCAATCTTCTGTATTGTTCATAATCCCTTGTTGAGATTGATGAGCTAGTATTTAAGAATTCAACTTTAAATGTTGAAAGTGAGGTTACAGTATATTGATAATCTGTTCCATAAACAAATGGTTTAAATCTTGCATCAGCTGGTCCGTTAACATATATTGACATATTCAATGATACATCACTAAATGATGGAGCTGGCACTGCTAACACACCACCATTCCCAACTGAGAATGAAGCGTATCCTAAAACAATATCAGTAGCACTTACCAATGGGTTCTGATTAGCCACTGTACTTTGTTTAACCGTAACTTCACCCGTTGATGTTACAACATAAGCTGCTCGATATGAGTTTGTAACACCAACTGCTATATTACCATAATATGATGAAGATACTTCCATTACATATGGACCGTTATCAAGAACAACTTGAGAACCACCAATAACTGCGTATCCATTTTGTGATATTTGATCAACTTCAACAGTAACAGAGAATGTTGCTGTTGAAACAGTTGTCCCAGAAACAAAAAGGTCATTTACATAGTCCTCAGTGAACCAGTATGTTCTTTCTGTATTATTTACCTGTCCACCAGAGATACCACCCTCAGCAGTCATATAAGACGCTTTGTATGAGTGATCACCTACTACACTTGGGGATGAAGCTGTTCCAAACAATGCCATAACATTACCTGGTCTATCAAGCACCTTCTGTGTAAATCCTAAACTTTCTGTAATAGTTTCTTGATATGATAGGAAATTAATCTTAACCTCACCATCATTTGTTCCATCATTACTATCAAGTGAGCCATAATATGTTTCATCAGATGTTGGTGGGTTTGCAAGTAGGTCTTCTCCAACAAAATTATTACCAAGAAGGTCAACAAGACCATTTGGATAATCTGTCTCAAAAAGATCCTGATTAAATGCACAGAATACACCATGTTTATCAGTTCCTCGATTTATAACAGTTTCAATGAAAATGTTTTGACCTGTATTAATATCTCTAAAGTATGGGATTAATGACAATCCTTCTAAATACCCTAATTTGTTTATGTTTCTATCGTTAGCAAAATTACTTACTTGATCTTTTCTAAGACCGGTTGATGAGAAATATTGTGAAAATCTAGCATCAACAGCCAATGACTGATAATCTGAATAATCCCCACCTATAATAACAACATCAACCATATAGTCAGATGCCAAGTCCTTTGAATTAACATATGGTGGCATTTTCTCAACACTACCATACCATTCAAGTAAAGATCTGTCAAATCCACCCTTCTGTGATTTGAATATAAATATTGTAACATACTTATCTGATAAGTTTGTAAGGTTCAATAATCTATCCGAATAACCTGGGTTAGTAGTTGTTTGATTTATGAATGCTTCAGTATCTCTCTTCCAAAATCCTGTAGTATCGAAAAATCTTCGATAAGGCCCAAGTCTCTCAACATCATTGTTAATAGTTGACGAGCTTGATAGTGTTTGATACTCTATAGTGTCAAGTGTATCATCAGTCAATAGCAAATTAATAGCATATACTGGAGAACTCTCTAGCATCTTTGCGATTGTTCTATGGAAGAATGATCCTTTTCGCTCAAGCTGTCTGTCTAGAGACCCGAAAACTGTTTCCAGGTCGTTAATATTTCTCAACAAAACGGGGGTGTTCACTGGTCCTCTCTTAGAGACACCAATAACAGTGTTGGTTATACCATTAACTGTTGGACTAGAAATGACTGAGTCATCGAATTCTTCTAAGAATATTCCTGGTCTTTTGTATTTGCCAATTTGGATTGCCATAGTTTAAGTAATTTATTTTTATACAATTATGTAGTATATATAAAAGAATAAAAGTGTAAAAAATCTATTTTCTAGTATCTTCTATACTATTAATATTACCTAAAATCTCTTTTTCCATTGATACCATCTTATCATCTATCTTCTTCTGATTTTCGATTATACTCCTTTTAAGTACCTCAATAGATATTTTTGAATCTGAGATTCTTTTTGATATTATGTTTATTGTCTCCTGTAATGATGTTTTCTGGTCATTACTATCACTCATAGATAGCAGTGACTTATTCTCTTGGAGAGACTTATTATCACTTGTAACACTATCCATAAGGTTCTCCAACCTCTTCTTATCATTAGCAACTTGTATATAGTTTGCAAGGAATGGATTATGATCTTCATCTGAGTTACCAATAACCTTAGCAACCTCATCATCCAACTTTGATTTCTCCATATCACTTTTGAACAGAGAATCTATTTGTGATTTCTTAGCTTTAAACTCATCCACTTGTGACTTAAGATCATTCATAGATGTTTTAGATGCCTTAACATCAACCGCGTCTGAATCATCTATTGATATTTTATTAACATCAACATCCTCTTTAAATGAATTAAAACCTCTTAACCATTTCATTATTTAGCCTTATTTATCAGTATATCGACAAGTGTATCGAGTCTATTACCATCGATATTATTACCCATAACCATTTTAGTATATATACTCTTCTCATCAGATGATACCAAAACCTCAAGACTCTCAAGATCACATTCCACATTATTGGTTGTATTCTTATCATCTGAATTGTTAAAAATAAACTTACCACTGCCCAAATGCAACGCTACATTGACGGGTGATATAGAAGATCCAGTTGTTATTGAATCACCAGCGGTATTAAGCATCTTTACAGAAGTATTATCAAAGGATGCCCCCTCTGAACAGAAGAACACCATTCTTCCACCGCCACCATTGTCCTTACTAACCTTTTTCAGAATAAAAAAGTTATATTTCTTATCGGATTTGTTTTTTATTCTGAAGCAAATTCCTGTTGGCGCTTTGCCATCATTCTTAAGAGCAACTAAATATTCGAAAATACTTGACTTTTCCTGGAATAGTTTCCTAACATCATCATACTTCTTAAACTTAACGGTTGTAACGGTCTCTATTTTACCAGCAACCTCACTATTAATTCTAATATCCTTTTTATCCTTTTCACTAAATTTGCTATCCAAGGATGATCCATCAAGTCCAAAGTATTCATCCATGAATTTTGTAAGAGCTCCTTGTCTATACATCTCACTATTACTCATCAATCTATTTATGAAACTTAATAGTATTTTACCAAGTGGTCTCTTTGTAGATTCACCAGTTTCCTTAGACTCTTTAGGCTTTTCTGATACTTCAACATCCTCTTTTACAAGTTCTTCACCAATATTACTTTTATTCTTTCCACTACCTTTTATCGATTCCGGCTTTTCTCTTTTATCAGAGAAAACAAATTCACATTCATCACTAAAAATCGTATTTCTAAATTCAGTATCAGCTAGTATATCATTAACACCCTTTAACCAGATATCCCATAGTTTAATATTTCTATATGGACCAGCTTGAGGAGACGTTGGAGTGCCAGATTGACCAGTACCCATGTACTCATATTCTCTAAAAACACTATTGGAAACCTTACCATCCTTTCTACCAGAAGGTATAACACCAGGCGTGTGTATCCTCCAAGCTCTATGGAATATCATAACTATTTCCATAATAGGATCTGGAGATCTCAATACAAGTCTCCCAGATTTTTCCAACTTCTTTAATCGTATTTTAACCTCTCTATCCAAAACAAACATTTCGCTTATTTTTGGCTTAAACAGTTTTTCAAATTCAATCTTTATCGATCCTTGATTACCAACAGGCTTTTCACTTGTTGGTTCTCCAATAGATGATTCCGGATCTTCTTTAGATTCTGAACCATCTTTAACCTCTATCGCCTCATTCATTTTCATAAAATCCATATAAGTCCTAATTAGATGCTCATTTTTATCAATAGAAGCTCTTCTAACTTTATCACCTTCGGATTTGAAAGCCCCAATACCAGCCGCATCAGGATCCTCCTTAAAAACGGATAATATCTTACCCATAGTGGAATTATATTTCTTTAATTCCTTTCCATAATCACCCAAAGGACCATAAAGTCCTTCCTCAGTATTAGCTAATGATAACGGGTTTTCATTATCATTAAATCTCAATGCTCTGTGTGTAAATCTAGCTATCTTCTCAGCTATTGGTTCCAATTTACCACCCTTAGGATCATTTCTATATTCCTCAACAAATGATTCAAATAGTGGTCTAGTATCTGGATTTAGTGATGATTTCCTAGAACCATATAAATAATCATATACTAATGAATATGTTTTTTTAATTAAGGATATACCAACCTTTTCTTTGTGGTGATTTAAAATATCTGTCAATAATTCCACATTTACTATGATACCCTTCTTATTATCAGTAGATAATGTTTTAACATATCTTCGTAAATTAACAATAGATTGTGATGTGTGGGCATCTAATTTCTGACCCTTAGATCCTTTACTGACAATGTTTGACTTGGATTTATCAGATCCAAATTTCCTATCACCGGTCTTCATAACACCCCTCTGATTATCTCTATCATCAGAATTTTTAAACTCATTTATTGGTAAATATGAACCATTTGTATATGACTCTATAACTTTTATATTTATATTCTTTGGGTTAATATCTGGGTTGTTTAATTGATCCTTGTCAATCTTTTTATCTTTTCTAAGATCCTTTGACCTATCAACCGTGTCTTTATTTTTATCCTCCTCCTCCTCCTCATCTATTGTTATATTATCAATGTTCTTAATAAGGTACAATAAACTATTTAAGTTAGAAACCATCAATGGGTATAGTACCCTACTCTTATCACCATCTTTCTTGGTAACATCTGGATTTTCAACTTTCTCTTCACGATCATCTTTTTCCACTGTTTCTTCTTTCACACCAGATCCTTCTCCACTTTCTTCACCACTTTCTTTTTCCTTATCATCTCTCTCTCCTTTCAGGTCTTTCAACCACTTCATAAATTTTTCCAAATTTGATATAATTTCTTCACTATTTTGGAGATCATATGATCCAAACTGTGATATCATAGCATTTATTGCCTCTAATAGTTCATCTATATCAACATCGTCTTTATCAATAAGTGATGAAAATTGTTCAAATAATGTTAAAGATTCTATGAATTTGTAATCATCTCCACTCAGCCCTAACTGAACCGAATCTCTCAATATCTCAAACTGAGCGTTTAATTCACCAATAAGACCACTGTCCTTATCACCAATTTTTCTTTTACCCCAAGAAATATTTGCCTTTCTAGCAATAGAATTTATCATTCTACCAATCAAAGAGTCACCCCAAGGTATCTCACTAGAGAATACTTCATCTATTCTTTGTGATTGTTCAAGCTTTTTCCTATCTTTAAGGAATTGCTCTCTAAGTAGAATTCGATTCATATAATTTTTTAAGAAATTTACTATATATATAAATAAACCACAGTGTAAATTTGGCAAAACGGTATATTCTCTGTATATTTAATGAACAACAAACAAACACTGTTAAGATGAGAAATAAAAACATCATATCTATACACCTAAAGGCTTTCAAAACTGTTGAAGAATTCAAAGCTCTATTATCTGATAACAACATAACATTCTTATCACCAGAAAAATTAGCAGACGCTTTTGAGAAAGGCTGGAAAAAAGTATTTATCGACAAGTCTACTGAAATTGTCATTGCTTATCTACACAGTGGTGCAAAAAAGATTAGCTTTGATGAAGAATTATTGGATGAATTAAATAACATGCCATCTATAGGTTTCTCAAAAGTAGAATTGACAATGGACTCTGTTTTGGACAAAATAAATGCTTATGGTATGGATTCTCTAAACAAAAGAGAAAAGGAATTTCTAAAAGTGGTTAAGTAATCCATACTTATAATATAATGGCAAAAAAAACCTCGAAATATCGGGGGTTTTTTTTATTTTCTAAAAAAATCCACAACAACAGATTTTGCATCTAAAATCTAATATATAAATTAATATTTTATGAGATACACTAAACTAACCTATGGCGATAAGACCATAACCAACAATAAACACATTACAGAAATACTTTTAAGTAATAAATTTTACTGGCTCATCGATTCAGAAATTGAAAATGCTGATATCGAGATAAATAATAATACCATTATATGGAATTCAGGCGAGTATTATACTGGCAACTGGCATTATGGCATATTTAAAAACGGTGAATTTCATGGAAATTTTATAAATGGAATATTTGAAGACGGTAGATTTAAAGGAAAGTGGGTAAGCGGTATTAATCTTAATCAATAGTATAATTGATCGAAAAAATTAGTTTTTAAAATGAGAGAAAAAAGAACTATGTTACATCCAAATAATATCTGGACATCAAAGGATATAAATATAAGCTTTGAGTCAAATGATTATTATTTTGAGATAGGCGACCATGTAACAACAGATATATCAGAAGCAGTGTCATTAATGATACGATTAACTGACTGGGATGATAATATATGGAATACAAAGATTAAGGATATAAATTTATATAACACAATTCCTAAAAATGCTTTATACTGGATGTCAGGAGGTGATGAAGAGTGGATGATAGAGGATAATTATATAAAGAGCTGGAATGAATGCTGTTCAGAATATCAAGAGGAATTTGGCATACCAATAATGAATATTTTGGAAAAATCTGAAACTCTAAAGGATGTTAGGGATGGATTTATAAAACAATTGAGTCTTGAAATACTATACGAATTCGCACTTAGTAGAGGAATATCATAATCTATATATAACTCATGTTATCCTATAAAAAATTCTTTGAATCCAAACAGGAAATAGATTCCATCTGTAGAAAATATGGAATCCAAGACTATACAATAAATCCTGATGAATCGATCGATGTTGACGGAGATGTTGATTTATCTAGTAGAGAATTAAAAAAGATTCCCCTGAAATTCCGAAACGTCCGTGGT